AAAGATGTAAGCAAGTATACCAATACCTATGTTAAAGTGGTGGTAATCAACAAAACGAACCCCTATCTGTTTGACAAGTTTATGAATAACCTGTATAATGCTAATCCTGTTGATATTACCATTGCCGAGGACTTTACAGACTTGACAGAAGGCGTAGATGATGATATGGTTGACCAAGCAGAAGATACTATCACGATTATTAATAAGTTTGTAGATGGTATACACGAAGAACACATTGACAATGAAAAGCTGAAAACAGTAATGCGTGAGTTATATGTTGAGGCATTGAATCAAGAACAAGGATAATATGGAACAAAAATTTATTTACGACATCATTCAAGTTGCAACAGAAGAACTTTTTGGTAATAAAAACATTATTACTGAAATTCGTTTTTATCATACATTAGATAATAATAAACGTCTATATGTGGCTCATCTATTATATGAAAATGACGAACCATATGTTACATTACAAGATATTGAAACCAAAGGAAAAACTATTTTGATTCCGTATATTGAAAGTTCCTTAGGTAAAGACCAAATTGAACACATGGAAAATCTACTAATTGAAGATTTGAAAAAAGAAAAAAATACAACCACATCAAGACAATATATTAATTTATAATTAAACTTAATGATTATATTTGAAAAGGTCCGTTGGAAAAATTTTCTTTCAACAGGATTACATTTTACTGAAATCAATTTAACCAAATCACCAAACACACTCATCATTGGCAACAATGGTGCCGGCAAATCAACGATTCTTGATGCCTTATGTTTTGGCCTTTTTGGTAAACCGTTTCGTAAGATTAACAAACCACAATTACCAAACTCTATCAATCAATCTGATTGTGTTGTTGAGATTGAATTTTCTATTGGTAAAAAACAATACAAAGTAATTCGTGGTATTAAACCAAATACATTTGAAGTGTATTGCAATGGCCAGTTGGTCGACCAAGATGCCAAAGCAAAAGACTATCAGGAACACCTAGAGAAGTTTATTCTTAAACTAAACTATAAATCATTTACTCAGGTGGTAATCCTTGGTTCAGCATCGTTTGTTCCTTTCATGCAGTTATCTCCAGCTGATAGACGAGCAATCATCGAGGACTTGTTAGACATTCAAATCTTTTCATCCATGAATGGTGTAGTCAAAGAAAAGATGTCTATCATTAAAGATACCTCTACCAAAAACAAATATGAAATGGACTTAACTTCTGAGAAAATTAATTTTCAGAAACAAAGCATTGAAGAACACAAGAAACACAATGATGCCGAAATTGAAAAGAAACAAAAAGAGATTGTTGATTCAGAAGAACAAATTAAACAGTTAACCAAAGACATTGGTTTGATACAAAAACATATTGATGTGTTGAACAGTAAAATTTCGGATCAAATGTCCATGCAGAAAAAAAGTGGCAAATTGGTTCAGTTAGAATCTAAACTAGAATCTCGTTTGAAAAAAATTGAGAAAGAGGTTGGATTCTATCATGATAATAGTGATTGTCCTACTTGCAAACAAGGTATTGACCAAGAGTTTAGAGAAGAACAAATCACCACATTAAACAACACCAAAGTTGAAGTCAATGATGCACTAACTGATATTGCAAAACAGATTGCTGAAACAAGTGATAGAATTGATGCTATACAAAAAACACTACAACACATACAGGCACACAGTAACGAAGTTGTAAAACACAATTCCACTATTACAGCCATAAACAATTTTATCAATAAATTAAATGTTGAGATTGTTGAGTTATCTAATCGTAAAGATAATTTGGAAGAAGAAAATGCCAAATTAAAGGAACTTAGAACTCAGTTAGCTGCATTGATTGCCAAACAAGAAGAATTGGCAACCGAAAAACAATACTATGAGTTTGCAGGTAATCTATTAAAAGATACCGGTATTAAAACAAAGATTATTCGTCAATACTTACCTATTATGAATAAACTAATCAATAAGTATTTGACGGCCATGGACTTCTTTGTGAACTTTAATATCAATGAATCGTTTGAAGAAACAATTAAATCTAGGCATCGTGATGAGTTTAGTTATGCCAACTTCTCGGAAGGTGAGAAGATGCGAATTGACTTGGCTCTATTGTTTACATGGCGACAGATTGCCAAGTTAAAGAATAGTACCAATACTAATCTATTAATACTTGATGAGGTATTCGATTCATCATTAGATGGAGTTGGCACAGAGGAGTTTTTGAAGTTGATTCATGAGATGGGAAATGATACCAACATTTTTGTTATATCCCATAAGGGTGACCAGTTGTTTGATAAATTTAGGTCAATTATTAAATTCAAAAAAGTTAACAATTTTAGTCAGGTAGAAAAATGAGTGATACAATAGTCTTTGATACAGATGCGGCGGTACAAAATCAACCTATAATGCGTCAGGTAAAAACCTTTGCGTTGGTATCAGAAAATCATCCAGCGTTACATGAAGTTTTACCAGAATTTGATTTTAGTAATCCACCAGTAAATGCAAATGAGTTTGCTTCTACACTGGTAGAAACTTGTAAACTAAACAAAGGTCTTGGATTATCCGCTAATCAATGTGGATTTAAACACAGAGTATTTGTGATGGGTGCTGGTGATGAATATGTGGCATTCTTTAATCCAAAAGTTATTTCTTTATCGGATGAAATGGTTTTAATGGAAGAAGGATGTCTTTCTTATCCATTACTAGCATTACGAATCAGCAGGCCAAAAGAAATTATGGTAGAGTACCAAGACTTTAACGGCCAAATTAGAAATACCAAATTAACTGGCATATCTGCTCGTTGTTTTCTTCACGAGCTTGACCATATGAATGGAATAGTGTATACTAGTCGTGTTAAACCTTTAGCATTTCAAATGGCCATGAAGAAAAGAGATAAACTCTTTAAAATGGTTGATAAGATGAAAAAAAACTTGAGTAAGATTAAAAAATAATGGCAACACCAATTGAATTCGTAGAGAAACAATGGCAAGATTGGCAAGAGAAGAATCCTGCCAGTTCTTTTGAACACATTGATGAAGAACATATGAAGAAAGTCCTCATTGAGGATTTAACTTATGCTTCTCAAATGGATGTGCGTGAATATACTTTATACCAAAAATGGTGTGAAATTAAAGAAAGATATCCTGTTCATGAGGTATCTACATTGTTTGGCGAAGAACTACAAATGGTATATCCTGAACAAGAAGAAATGATTAATGAGGTCAAACGAAATTTCTGGATGCCAAAAGAACCTGATGATTTTGAGAAACTAAAACCTGTTATGGTTCTATCAAATGGAACTGAAGCAGAAAGATGGAATGCCATTCGCACATTCTCATCTACAATGAAAAACAATTCTAACATTGGCCGTAATTTATTCTACATTCTTACCGATGAAGTTTCAGGCAAATATCTTGGAGTGATATGTATCTCCTCAGACTTCCTGGACTTGACTCCAAGAGATAACGCAATTGGATGGCCACGAGATGTTAAAACACAACAACACATGATTAATCACACCGCAATCGGTTCTACAATCGTTCCATTGCAACCGCTTGGTTTTAATTACATGGGCGGCAAATTATTGGCATTGATGTGCTTATCTGATACAGTTCAAAAAGATTGGAAACGGCAATATGGTGATACACTAGTTGGCGTTACCACAACATCACTATACGGCAAAACTAAAGCTGGTGGATTATCTCAATATGATGGACTTGAACACTGGAATCAAATGGGATTCTCATCAGGCTCAGTTGCATTTGAACCAACACGAGCAACCAAAAAATTAGTATTTGATTGGATTAAAGAAAATCATACTCGTAAATATTTTGAATGGTGGGATGCCAAAAATCAACAAGGTTTACCACTCAAGCGTGACCATAAAAATCGTTCATTAAATTTTGCATATTCGAAACTACAAATACCAAAAGAACTAATTCGTACCGAACATCAGCGTGGCATCTATTTCAGTCCACTATACAATAACACTAACGAATTTCTCCGTAAGGAGATTACCGATTCTGAACTGGTAAAGTCGTTTGATACCAGTGAAGAAGCCCTTGCCAATATTTGGAAAACCAAGTATGCTAAAGGTCGTATTAGGCAATTACAGAAAAAAAATAATGTTTCATATGAAACACTTTTCTATGATGACCTAATCAAAATGTCTTGGGAAGAAACCAAGGCCAAATATCTACCACAAGTTGGCAGATAAACAAGTATACCGCAAATATGCTTGACACACACACTATATAATGATATGATGTGTTTACTCGTTGAAGAAGTTGACGAGATTTTTGTTATTAACTTTAATATGGAGTCTTAAAAATGGCTAAATTATCCGCCAAAGAGCGTATGCTCAATGCTTTAATGCAAACCCAAGGTTACAACACCTTTACAACCGAACAAGCTCAACGCCGTTTCGGTATCACCAACGTTTCTGCTCGTATTTCTGAATTGCGCCAAGAAGGTTATGCCATCTACGCAAACAAGAAAAGTGTTGACGGACAGAAAAAGACTTTCTACCGTCTTGGTACACCAAGCAAGTCTTTCAAGGCTCAATGCCGTGCTAACGGTGTTCGTGCTTACGCAGGTTAATCCAACCTAGCAATTAGGGATTCCACGAAAGTGGAGTCCCTTTTTTTTTATTTTTCGGAGAACAAATGGAAATTTCAATTAAAAAAGAAGAACTACAAAAAAAGAGCCTGTTTGTGGCCACGCCAATGTATGGTGGAATGAATCATGGTTTGTATATGAAAGCCTGCCTTGATTTGCAAGGTCTCTGTTTTCAATATGGTGTGCAGATTAAATTTTCATTTCTTTTCAATGAATCACTAATTACTCGTGCAAGAAATTATTTGGTAGATGAATTTATTCATCGGTCTGAATGTTCGCATATGTTATTCTTAGATTCGGACATTTCATTTAATCCACAAGATGTGATTGCTCTACTAGCACTTGACAAAGAAGTTGCAGGTGGTCCTTATCCAAAGAAAGCAATTAAATGGAAATCGGTTAAGAAAGCACTAGAAAGAAAGCCAGACATGGAACCACAAACACTAGAGAAAGTTACTGGTGACTATGTGTTTAATCCTGTCAAAGGCACCGCACAGTTTTCTGTAACTCAACCACTAGAAGTATTAGAGATTGGTACTGGCTTCATGATGATTAAGCGTGAAGTGTTTGCCAAAATGGAAGAAGCATACCCAATGATTCGTTATAAACCAGACCATGTTGGCCAAGCCAATTTTGATGGCACACGATACATTCATGCTTTCTTTGATACAGTCATTGATACAAAAGATTCCATCGTTGGAGGCGGTTCGGATCGTTACCTATCAGAAGATTATATGTTCTGTCAGATGTGGCGTAAGATTGGTGGTTCGATTTGGTTATGTCCATGGATGAGAACAGCACACATTGGTACTTATCATTTCACAGGTGATATGCCAGCTGTGGCGAATTATGTCGGAGAAATGTAATGGCAGGTGTGGCAGAAGGTCGTAAGTTTGATGGTGGTAAATTGGAATATGGTTTACTACCACCTTTAGCATTAGAAGAAACTGTTAAAGTATTAACTTTTGGTGCTCAGAAGTATGAAAGAGATAACTGGCAAAAAGTGCCTGATTCCAAACGTAGATATTTTGATGCACTACAACGGCATGTTTGGGCTTGGAAACAAGGTGAACAAATTGACCAAGAATCTGGTATTCACCACTTGGCACACGCCATGTGTTGTCTAATGTTTTTGTATGAGCATGATGTTAAGTATTCCAAAGAATAACTTGACAATGTATTTTGAATGTAGTATGATTAAAGGACTTTTACATAATGGAGAATCAAATGAAGTTAACTAAAGATACACTTGATGTATTGAAAAATTTTGCAACAATCAATTCTGGTATCGAGTTTAAGAAAGGTAACACAATTCGTACCATGTCATCTGGCAAAACTGTTCTTGCCAAAGCCACATTGAAAGATGAATTTCCACAAGATTTCTGTGTGTATGATTTGAATCAATTCTTGTCGGTTCATTCTATGTTTGATAATACCGAGATTGAATTTGACGATAAGAATGTTATCTTCAAAAGTGGTACTAAGAAATCAACCAAATATCGTAAGACAGCCAAAGAAATGATTGTCACCGCACCAGACAAAGAGTTAAGTCTGCCATCTGTTGATGTTACTTTTACACTCACTAAAGAAGATTTCTCCGATTTGTTAAAGAGTGCTTCTATTCTGCAATCGCCACATATTGCTGTCGAATCTGATGGTGGTTCAATTAAACTGACCACATTCAATGCTAAAGATGATTCTGCACACACCAATTCTATTGAGGTTGGTGAAGGCAATGGCAAGAACTTCAAGATGGTATTTTTGACTGATAATCTCAAAATGATTCCTGGTGCATATGATGTTGAAATCTCTGCAAAAGGTTTGGCCACTTTTAAAAACAAGTCTGTTGATATTCAATATTGGGTTGCAACTGAATCCAAAGAATCTAAATTTGAAGGATAATTATGTTAGTATATTTTACTGATGCAACCAATCAACAACAAGTTGCCATTAATCCAAAATATGTTGTTGTGGTATTTGTTTTGCCTGATGGTGATATGAAAGGTAAAACAGTTGTTGGATTAACTACAGGCAATATTGTTGTAGAAGAATCGCAGATTAATGTTGTTGGCGTCCTACAAGGACAAATTGAGTAGTATTTTTAGTTGTATATTATATTATGGAGTTCGTGAATGGAACATTTATTGTGGGTCGAAAAGTATCGACCATCTAAAGTGGAAGATTGTATCTTGCCTGATACAATCAAAACCACATTTCAAGAATATGTAAATCGTAAAGAAATACCTAATCTTCTTCTTGCAGGCACAGCAGGTGTTGGTAAAACAACCATTGCCAAAGCTCTGTGTGAAGAAGTTGGTTGTGATTACATTATCATTAACGGTTCAGACGAATCAGGTATTGATGTTCTGAGAACCAAAATCAAAAACTATGCTTCATCGGTTTCTTTGATGGGTGGCCGTAAGGTCGTTATCATTGACGAAGCAGACTATCTAAATCCAAATTCAACTCAACCTGCCTTGCGTGGTGCAATTGAGGAGTTTGCATCCAACTGTTCTTTTATTTTCACTTGTAATTTCAAAAATCGTATTATTGATCCAATTCATTCTCGGTGTACCGTTATTGATTTTAAAATCAATGGCCAAAAACCAAAGATGGCATCTCAGTTTTTTAAACGAGTAGAATGGATTTTACAACAAGAAGGAATTACATATGATAAAGAAGTCGTGGCTGCAATCATTACAAAACATTTTCCGGACAATCGGAGAATTCTTAACGAACTTCAGCGATATTCAGTTTCTGGTTCAATTGACAAAGGTATTCTTTCTAGTGTTGCTGATATACAACTTGCTGATTTACTTCGAGCCCTCAAAGAAAAAGACTTCGCCTCCGCCAGAAAATGGGTCACGAACAATCTTGACAATGACCCAGCCAGAATCTTCCGTAAACTATACGACAGTTTATATGAGCAGTTAAAACCACAATCTGTTCCACAGCTGGTTTTAATTCTCGCAAAGTATCAATATCAGGCTGCATTTGTGGCAGATGCTGAGATTAATCTGATTGCTTGTTTGACCGAAATCATGGTGGATTGTGAGTTCAAATAATGCCGGATTTATTCAAAGAGATTATTCCCTCTATCCTGCAAAATAAGAAGTCTGTAATACATGATGATATTGATGCAAAAGACTATGTTCCTTTTGTGGTCAATCGTGCCTTGTCATATCATATGGATTGTGTTCTATATGTTAATGAGTTAAACCTTCATCCAGAGTTGGAAAAAGACCTTCAATATCAATATCTTCTAAATACCATCAGACCAATGAAACGGAAATTTCAACCGTGGCAGAAATCAGAGGTCGACAAAAACATAGAATGTGTAAAAACCTACTTCGGTTACTCTAACCAGAAGGCTAAAGAAGCTTTGCGTATTCTTAATGATGAACAAATCGCTGAAATAAAAAGAAGAACAGATAAAGGCGGAACATGATTAACATTACTGATTTAGTTGAAGTGACTTTGAATGAACAAGACGATTTTCTCAAAGTCCGTGAAACACTTACACGCATTGGTGTGGCTTCCAAAAAAGATAAGACCCTATTCCAATCGTGTCATATACTACACAAAAGAGGTCAATATTATATTGTCCACTTTAAAGAGTTGTTTGCCTTGGATGGTAAACCAACCGATATTACCGAAAATGACTTGTCCCGTAGGAATGCCATAGTAAAACTATTGGAAGATTGGGGTTTGGTAACTGTTGTTCGAAAACAACAGATTGAGAATCCACCACCCATTTTCCTTAGTCAAATCAAGATATTATCTCATAAAGAGAAAGATGACTGGCAATTAGTACCAAAATATAATATTGGTAAAAAAACTCAGGACTATTGACAAGTAGTATAAATACTAATATACTTATGGTGCGGTGCTCAATGAGGCCGCAATTTTTGATTAACTCGCTTAAACTAAGGAGAACTAAGCATGACTACAAGTCTATTACCAAGTCTATTTGACTTCCATAAAACGTTGGATCCATTTACAGTCGGTTACGACAAATTCTTTAAAGATATTGAAGAAGTGTCTAAGACCGTTGCCAAGAATGTACCATCGTATCCCCCATACAATATCAAACAAGTAAGCAAAAACAAGTATGTCATTGAAATGGCAGTTGCTGGTTTTGCCAAGTCTGATATTGAAGTAACTCTTGAAGGTAATAAACTGGTCATCAAAGGCTCTGCAAAAGAAAACGAACTTAAAGAAGAAGAAAATTTCTTGTTTAAGGGAATTGCTAACCGTGATTTTACACGTTCATTTACATTGGCTGACAAGATTGAAATTGGTCAGGCTGAAATGGTAAATGGTATGTTGCGTGTATGGTTGGAAAATCTTGTGCAGGCTCAAGATACCATTAAAAAGATTACCATTAAAGAAAAGAGTGAATAATGAACTGGTGGCCCGTAACCGATGAGGAATGGGAACAGTTGAATTATCCAAAAAGTCGGTAAAAATATAGGGGGTTATTGACAACCCCCTATTCTTGCGTTATAATTATATTATGAAAAAAGTGAAACCTAAAAACATTCTCAAAAAAGTTCGTGCCAGAAACGGCACGGATATCTACTATACTTATTCTAATTGGCCAATTGAAGAAATTGATGGTGAGAAATTTATTCCTGTTGTAAAACAAATGCCTGATCCAAAAAAGAATCAAGTGGTTCATTATATGAAAAAAGATAGTATGGAGTATGTGAAATGACCATTCTTACAAATTATCAGTTGCTCACTAACCAAAAAAGAATCTTTAATCCAAAAAATAAAAAAGATATAGAATTATTTAAATCATTTTTGGCTGATAGTAAATGGGGTGGACCTTGTCCGTTTATTTTGCAAGAACCATACTTAACTATTCCTGAAATGTTAAAAGACAAATACATTCGTAATCAGTTTAACATTCCAGAACCTACAGCGGAAATATTTAAATGAATTGGTTAAAATATTCTGGATGTAATATTACAATCAAATTAAATCCATTTCATTGGCGTTTACATTGTGCCTATAATAAAACAAATGAAGTATGGGAAACAGATGCATTTGTTTTAGAATTATTGCCCATCACAATTCGTATATGGTTTGATGATGGATCTTGGTAAATTTTTTAAAGGAACTTTTATGAAGTATATTATTGCGAGCCTGTTTTTGTTAATGTTTGGATGGACTGCACAGGCTGAACCTGTTCGAACTCCTGGAGTTTGGGGTTTTGCTGTAGGATCCACACAAGGAACTTATTTTCGTGCCATACTAGAGCAAGCAAATTTAGACCAAAAAAAATATCAATTTGTGTTTGAACACAAACCTGGTGCCGGAGGTAGTATTGCTACACGTTCGGTATTAGAACATAAAGGACCTATAATTCTGGCACATACCGCAGCTTTTTATGTTCGACCATATCTGTATTCGGATACTGGTTATAATTTCGACCAGTTTCGTCCTATCTTAGTCATGGGTTCCGCTCCTGCTGTGTTAACGACTCGTGGCAAAACTTTGGATCAATTACTAAAACAAAATCGTATCATACTAGGCACCGCTGGTGCAGGCAGTAGCACACACCTCATGGCCGAAGTTTTCAAAAAACACATCAAAGGTCCAGAAGTAACTATGGTGCATTTCAAAGATACTAATGAAGCCTATCTTAATGTTATGGGTGGCCATGTAGACGCAAACTTTGAGTTTTTAGGTGATGCAATTGCTAGAGCCACTCCTGAAATTACTTTTGCTGGCATGACCGGTACAATCAGCGTCAATAACATTCCATTATTAACCAATCGTGGTATGTCAGACATGGCACAAGTAAATAATATTTTTGCTATCTATGTGCCAACAAATATGAGTCCAGAAACCTACACCGAATTGCGTGCCATTTTGTTAAAGGCCGAACAAAGTTCTAAAGTGCAAGAACTTTATGCCAAAGATTTTACATATAGAGATCCAAAACATTTGCAAACTCAGTCTTTGCTGACTTGGTATCAGGACAATATAACACGTTTCAAACGATTAACCGCAGATATTCGACTACAATAGTTATGAAACAAAAATTTATTGACGCTTACATGGATGTGGCTGAGCGATTTGCCAAGTTATCATCCGCAAAACGATTACAAGTTGGTGCTATCATTGTCAAAGATGATAGAATCATATCGATTGGTTATAATGGTATGCCTGCCGGATGGACCAATGAATGTGAAGAAGTGGTAGAATATTTGGAGGATGGCGGTACTATCACCAAAACCAAGGATGAAGTGATCCACGCAGAGGCCAATGCTATCGCCAAACTGGCCAAAGGTAGTGAATCTGGAGATGGTTCCACGATGTTCCTGACCCATGCACCGTGTATTCATTGTGCAAAACAAGTCTATACCGCTGGTATTAAAAAGGTATATTACCGTAATTCTTATCGAGATACCATCGGCATAGACTTCTTAAATAAATGTGGTGTATCAGTAGAAAAGATTTCACCTGGTGAAAACTAAATAGCACCTAAATATTTGAGAAGTGTTGGTTGGTTTTCATTAGGAGAAACCTCAGATGCAACTCAGTATAATCGGATGTCCCGATAAAAAGCGCTTTCGCCCTTTTGTGAAGAAAGCCGCTCTTTTTTATGCTGAACAATTAATGACACCGAAAATGTTGGAAAACATCTTTGTTCGGATTAAATTTGATTCCACCATTGATGTATTAGGTTATGCGGATGTATTGAATTATAATGAAAGTAATAAACCTAGAGAGTTTCAAATAGAATTGAATCCTATTGTAGGTTCACATGATATATTGGAAACATTGGCACACGAAATGGTCCATGTTAAACAATATGCCTATAATGAAATGAATGAATATGGCACTCGTTGGAGAGGCCAAAAAATTACAGAAAATTTGAATTATTATGATGAACCATGGGAAGTTGAAGCTTATGGGTTATCAACAGGATTGTTTGCCAAGTTTGTTATTAGTGAAAAGTTATGGGAAGTGTTTAGTGATATTCGCAATCCGGACGCACCACTTAAGCCAGAACCAATAGCATGGTTAAATATACCACAAATAAGTATTGACAAACAACCTATATAATGTTACAATTGTTTTATGCGGTCGGGGTATAGAACCAGGGTAGGTGTCCAACTTATTCATCTAGTGCGAATCTAGACCACCGCTCCACTTTCAAGGACTATATCATGGCAGTTTCAAAATCTAAAAAGAAAAATCCAATGTTGACTAAAAACGGCAAACCTAGATTAGGTCCATTAAATCTTGCTCAATTAACAAAGATGTTAGATGAAACGAGCAAGCCAAAAATTAAAGCAAAAATTAGAAACGCTATTGCAAGAAAATCAGTATAATGCCCTTATAGCTCAGCCGGTAGAGCAACTGATTTGTAATCAGTAGGTCCCGTGTTCGAATCATGGTGAGGGCACCATTTTAAAAGGTAAATTATGAAACCAACTAGAGATAATATTATTGTAATTCGTGTTGCAGCTGAAAAGGCTACTCATTCTGGCATCATTCTTAAATCAGCTGATGAACCAGATAAAGCAGAAGTAATTGCAATTGGTAATAAAGTAGATGAAGTGAATGTTGGTGATACAGTTCTGTTAAATTGGAACAAGGCAACTAAGATTGAAAATGAAACTTATGTCGTGCCTATCACTGAAGTAATTTGGATTTACTAAAAAGGTTGGATTGCCGGAGCCTCCGAAATTTTTTCCTGCGATTTCAAAGTTTAAAAAAGTTAATTTAGTTTTTAGTAATAAATATTTGTAGCGGGGTAGCTCAGAGGTAGAGCATTGGACTCATAATCCAGGGGCCGTAGGTTCGATTCCTTCCCCCGCAACCAATAAAGAGATAATATGTTCAATGAATGATAAAAAGTATATTTGGATTAACAGATTTAATTTAAATATTGAACAATATACTTATAGAAAAAAACATAAAGAATATTTTGGATTAGAATTTCCTGTCGATAGATTTGATGTTGCACCAGGGCTGTTGGAAATATCTTGTATCAATATAGTCAAACAACCAAAATACAATCTTCAAAATATAACAAAAGACTTTGAAGATAGGTATTATTCAATAATTAATCAAGTTGCCGATAATGTCTATAAAATGGCCACAAATAAAAAAATACATATTTTTTATAGTGGTGGTATTGATAGTGTTTGTGTATTGGCTTCTTTAATTAAACATAATAAATTTAAAGAGTTCTTTGAAAAGAAAAAATTTGTTATTTGCTTAACAAAAGAAAGTATCAACGAATATCCGTATCTGTTTCAAAACTTTATACAGAATAAAATACCTTTTGAAATATTAAATTTAAATAAAGTAATGAATGATCCAAATGCCCTAGTGGTAACTGGAGATATTGGAGATTATATAATCGGTTCAACTGATGCATTAAAGTTTAAATTTAATAACTTAATGGACGATTGGACTAAATTAGATATACACAATGATTTATATTTGGCTGCAATAAAAAAATGTCCATTTGATATCATAACAATCAACCAATACATATGGTGGTTAAATCAATGTTTTTCATTTCAAGATGAATTGATACGATATTATGTGTGGACCAAAACAAAAGAAATACAATCATTACCAAACGATAATAAAGTTTTTAGATTTTTTTATGATGATTTATTTACAACGTTTTCATATGAATACATGAGTACCAATCCAAAATATTCAAAAGTTAGTGAGTTGAAAGAGTGGCCAAAGAAATATATATGTGATTTTTTTAAAGATGATTCATATTTCAATAAACAAAAAATCAACAGCCAAATAATGATACCAAAAAAATTACATAAGAATAGTCTATTCTTAGAAAATGATATTATTAAATATGATTAATCTTTTAGGTCATTATAAAGTTAATGGTAAAATATTTACCGATAAATTGGCTTGCATATTGGAAGCTCAAAAAACTTTGGCTGATATAACATGGCATTTCAATGATGACGTGTTTTGTAAGTATAACTGGTTCATTGAACCAGAATTATCTTTAGATGAATATTACAAAATTAGAGCTCAACAAATCAGAGATAGATTTGATTATGTTATTCTATTTTGTTCTGGTGGTGCAGATAGCACAAATGCACTTTATTCTTTTTTAAACAATGGCATAAAAGTTGATGAGATAGTATCTGGCGCACCTTTGTCCGGTCTGAATAATTGGAATTTTAACGATAAAGATTATTCCTCAAATAATACGGTAAGTGAAACTAAATTTGCCATGTTTCCTTTACTTGATAAGGTATCAACAAACTATCCTTCTATTAAAATAACAATCAATGATTGGTTTGAAGATGTAATTACTTTAAAAAGTGATGAATGGTTATATAAAAGTGGTGATTGGATTTCCCCAACAAGTGCTTGTGACCGAAGTTTAGATAAATTTAAACATTTGGTTGACTTGGCCGAGAGTGGTAAAAAAATTGGAATAGTTTATGGTATTGACAAACCTATGTTAAGGTTTGGCCAGAATGGTGCAATCAATGTTCGTATATTTGATGGTGCTGTGAATATTGCAAGACAACCATTCAAAATTGACTATTCAAATGTTGAAAGAGTTTTGTTCTACTACACACCAGAATTACCTGAAATGTTAATTAAACAATGCCATGTTGTGGCAAAGTATATGCATCGACCAGAAAATAACCATATCATAGAATACATACAACAATTACAAAATGTAAAACAAGATGTATTTGATTTGGTTGATATAACATTTTCTGGACCAACGGACGACCGACCAAAAGGAGAATACCAAAGGTCAATAGTTCCTGCCATATATCCTAAAACATATGATAATCATTTTAAAGATGTGTTTCAATGTAGAAAGGCTTGGGGAACATTTATGAACGAACAACATAGTTGGTTCTATGAATTACATAGTAATACAAAAATTTATGAAATGATGAAAAGTGATTTTCAATTATTCTATAAAAACATAAACAAAAAATATTTAAAACCATCTGGTGCTGGGTTTAAAACATTTTCAAATCACTATAAAATTGGCAACATTTCAAACTTTATAACAACATGAAAAAATGGTTAGGAACATATACAGTAAACGGAAAAACATTTACTGATAAAATACAAGCAATACTTGAAGCCAATAAAACAAATGCGGATATATCTTGGTCATTTCATGAAGATAAACTCAGAAGTGTTAAATGGTACATAGAACCTCCGTTGTCATTAGAGGCCTATTATAAACTCAGAGCTGAACAAATTAGAAATGAATATGATTATGTGGTTGTGATGTTTAGTGGTGGCGCAGATAGTAGAAATATTATTAAAACATTTATAAAAAATAATATTAAAATAGATGAGGTTGTATCAAGCGCTCCAGAAACCGGACTAAAAAATTATCAGACAAATTACAAAGATACTAAATCTGAAAATACGGCTAGTGAATGGGATTTATCGGTGTATCCAGTTTTAAAAGAATTGGCCAATTTCTATTCAGAGATAAAAATATCGATTAATGACTTATTTAAAAATATATTGGATTATAAAACTGATGAATGGTTGTATCAAAGTTCTGATTGGATTCATCCATCTACAGTTGCCAGATATAAATTAGATAATTTAAAACACTTAAAAAACTTGGCCGAACAGGGCAAGAAAATTGGCATTGTATATGGAATAGATAAACCATATCTTGTTTATGAAAAAGATAATTGGTTAACTAGTGTCATTACCGATTTGGCTGTTAATGTTCCTAGAAATCCTTTTGAATTTGAATACCCAAATGTGGATATTGTTTTGTTTTATTATGCGGTTGATTTACCTGAATTGATGGTAAAACAGGCCCATACTTTAGCTAGATGGTTAAATCTACCACAGAATTCCAATCAAAAATATTTTATCTATGATAATAGACCAGAAAATGAACCTTTTAGAAACTTTGTTCATGAGAAAGTCAGAAACAGTCATTACCAGAGAGCAATCATACCTTGCATTTATCCTGATATAGATATGTCGCAAACATTTCAGGCACACAAATCAACAAACAATTTTATGGCCAACCATGACAATTGGTTTTATGAGTTACATAAAGATACAAAAATATATCAAATGATTGATGGTGATTTTAAATTATTTTATAAAAATATAGATAGTAAATATTTAAATCGTAATAAAACGGGCTTTATTCTTTTTAGGCAAGTTTTTGGTTTAGGAAAAATAGAAAGATTTTTTAATTAAGACCAAATAATTTTTCGGCATTCTTATAAGCTATATTTTCTAAATCGTGAATTGGTAGTGTAGATTTTTTTAAATCTTCGACATCATTAAATTTATTTGATCCAAAAGGATCTTCATGTGGATAGTCGGTGCAAAACAATAATCTGTCACTACCAAATTCATCCACCATATATTTTAAAGTTTCAGTTTTTTCTACGTCTACCGCAATAAAAAAATTATTTTTGAAATAGTATAAAGGATCATTTTTACATTGGTTTTTTAAATTTTTATAACAATTTATTATCAAATAATCATAAACTTCTGCAATAACCACTTTAATTTTTGGAAAAGAATCTAAAAGGCCAGAAGTAATTAAATCATAAATTAATAATTCTTTATCTATAAGAACATCATTTTTATGAATAGATTTATATTCTAAAGAATATTTTCTAGATACTTTTGCATGATGCATTGCCGTGTGAGCAAAAATTATAATATCATTTTTTTCACATTTTTCAAATAGTAAGTTGATATCTTTTATAGTGGATAATGGTCGACATTTTTTATCATGTTCATCTAAGTAGATTATATCAATGTATATTGCTTTAAAATTATTTTCTATAGCCCAATCAATTTCTTTTAATGCCAATTGCATATTCTGTAAAGCAACCATTGCCACAGAAAAAAATCTATCAGGATAAGAATCTACAATTTTTTTGATTTCTACATTGAAACTGTGAGCCATTTCAGCAGCTAAATTAGGTTCAACAGAAGTATTAAATCTCATAGTATATTCTTGTGGACCTAACAGCTGTTTATTGATACCTAAAGAATCTAAATATTCTAGTCGATGTTTTATACTAGAAATTCCTGGTAAAATACAATGTTTGTTTATTGGTGCCATCTGATTGTAATTAATTTTTACCGGATCAGATTTACAAATAAATTTTGATATTCTTTGATTTAAGTCGAATTCATATTTTGGAATTAATTCTTTATACTGTTCCGATACATTATCAAATATAGTTGGAGGGATAAAATGACTGTCACAGTCAATAATTCTCATTCGTAAAACCTTTTAATTAATTTAACATATATATTTATGGTGTCAAAGGAGATAAACATGCATAATAATTTGGAAAAATATCGTCAACAAGCCATGGAATTATGGTTCAATAATGGCGGGTCATGCACTGGTGCTCAACCACCTGAACCAAAAGACATTGATGATGCTATCGCTGAAGATGAAGAATTTAAACGAATAGAAAAACAACAACAAAAATAAATGGCATATTCAGATAAAGTTATAGACCATTATGAAAATCCACGAAATGTGGGTAAACTAGATGCAAGTGATATTAATGTTGGCACCGGCATGGTTGGTGCTCCAGCTTGTGGTGATGTAATGAAACTTCAAATTAAAGTTGAAGATGGAATTATTACTGATGCTAAATTTAAAACATATGGATGTGGTTCAGCTATCGCATCAAGTTCACTTGTTACCGAATGG